GCAGTCGATAACGAAACTTGGACTAACTGTTTTGCCATGCGGACGATTACTCGTCAGCACGTCATTACTGTTAGTACCCACTGGGATCATCTTAGTGCGGCTCCATTTGGAGTCGTCTTTGATGTTCCTGCTGGGTCTACGTCGCTCGTTTACTCTCGCTATGAGACGAACAAGTTACGTAGGCAAGCCTCTCCATACGGTTTTGGACTGTCGTGGCCTGATTTTTCTCTCAGGCAACTGGCAATCCTTGCTGCTCTCGGGATTTCCCGAAAGTGAACCCATAACACGAGGCATTTCCATGTTTGCGGACCCCCTTACGGTGAATAGCGACTGGTCAACGATTACGGTCGACAGCGGGGAGAACATTGTTTTCCAAGCTATCGAACGTGCCGCGGATCATTCGACTTACGCACCGAACGACAACAGTGCAACTGAGACTTGGAAACTTTTCATCGGCCACCAGTACGGGCGCCGCAACCGGTACACTGCTCGTGTAACCGTTAGCGGCCTTACACCCGACCTGATTGTCGATGGGAATAATTCCCAGTATACTCAGTCGTGCTTCGTCGTTTTTGACTGTCCCAATGTTGGGCCAGTCAATCCCTCCGGCTATTCGAATATCTCGCTGCCAAATTACATGATGAAGATGATCGGCGGTCTCCTCGTTTCCGTGGATACCGCAGACCCTATCTTTAAACGTGTGATTAACGGCGAGACTTGATCTTTAGCCGGCGTGAGGGGGCCTTCAGACTAGGGATTAGCTTCCTCTGATTGGAGGTGCTATGAAAAGCCTGAAGGAGATTCTCGTGCACATGCTGCATGACTGTAGCATGAGGTGTGGTGCCAACCCCAAACGAGATCTTATTACGATCTCGAGGAGGACCTTAAATGAAGGTGATAGCTTTCTCACTATCACTCTTCCAACCTATGCTCAGGGGCTCGAAAGAGCACTTGAGACAGGTCGACTCTCACCAGCTCTCTTTCCGAAATTTCGGTTTCGGAGAGGAACATGCTGCCCCCGATTTCTCGGAGGGTACATGGAGAGGATTTTTGGTCCTGA